TTGCAAAACCAGAAAAGAAGAGGAATGTAAAGGGTGGTCTCAGGAAGAGCGTTTCTAGGAGCGCAAACCTGGGAAGGTCCTCCGGAAGCGGCACAAGGTCCAGAGATAGGGGCGAATAGAGGATCGGTGATATAAGTCAATTGGGTGGTGTGACCAATCAACTTGAAGTATCCACGTCTCTGTTCCTGACTCATGGTAAGTTGGTTCCAGATGTGCATCCAGTCTCCGTATTGACGATCGATTCTCTGACCTCCAATCTCGACCTCAACTTGGGCAACCAATTGCTCACCGATATAGTCTAGCCAACGGGCAAAGACACCGTTTCCAGTTCCAGTCTGGGTGCCAAGCATATCCTGGTTGATCTCAGGAAGTGTTAGCTGCAAGTAAGTGCGGTAAGCCAAGTCACCGTTTCTGGAAAGGATGGCACTGACACGTCTTCCGAAGTCAGCTTGTCCTTGGAAAGTCTGTTCAATACTCTCCATGGCAAAGTTGGTGTGTCTTCTGTAAGAAACCTTCCAGTAAGTGATCTCGGGGGTTCCGGTCAAGAAAAGATCTTGGGCGCCGTAGGCGACGATTTGCATAAGGGCTCCTGCCATTTTGTGTGAATATAATATGCCTAAACATTTTTTATTTTGGATTTTCATATATTATTCTTTTTTGGCTCCATTTTATCCTCATTATATACAAAAAACGTCGTCAATAACTAATTCTATATCATATACTCCGATATATTCTGCAATAAAACCACATATATTTCCAATAATAAAGGCAAGAAAAAAATATATTTGTACCGGTAATTAATTAAAAACACGAATCTATTCTTATATATATGATAATTGTCTTTCATGAGTACTACAGAACAAAAAAAACAAAAAGACCAGAAAAATATTGATGAAAAACATACAGATATTATGAATACCTTTTATGTGATTGAAAATCATACTATTCCGAAACTACAAGAAGAAAAAAAAACATTTAAAAAACATTTAAAACATTTGGAAGCACATAAACAAAATAATAGTGACGAATATTTCGATTATATTGATAAAATCGAGGAAGTTCGTCAAGAAATTCGCAATCTTCGTAAGAAAAAAAACGATTATTTATTGAATAATTCGCGATATATTTTCAATTATTACGAAGAAAAACAAAAAATATCGAATGGTAAAAACACGAAAAATATGGAAAGTATGAACCGTTTTTTCAAAATCAAAGCGAAAACCGAAGATAGTGCTGATATGAATAGTGATCGTTATAAATCCTCCAAGAAAATATATCAGGAATATTGGAAAAATGTGGAGGGCGAAATTATGCATTTACAAGATTATGTGTTGCAAACCGATACATGTCTAGTATGTAATCAAGGAGAACTCATTCCGCAAGAAGAAGAAGGCATTTTAATTTGCAATAATGTGGCATGCGGTAAATTCATCTTGCATATTGTCGATAATCAGAAACCGGTCAATAAAGAAATGCCGAATGAAGTGTCTTATACTGCTTATATTCGATTGAATCATTTCAAAGAAATTCTCTCGCAATTCCAAGCCAAAGAGACGACGAAAATCCCAGAAGAAGTATTGAATGCAGTGAAGAAACGTATTCAGAAAGAACGCAAGAATATATCGGAAATCAATTACAAAGAAATGCGTAATATGTTGAGTATTTTAGGATATAATAAATATTTCGAACACATTCAATATATTAATTCCATTCTAGGGATTCAACCTCCAGTAATGGAAGACGAATTGATTGAAACATTGTGTGTGCTTTTTATTGAAATTCAACAACCATGGGCTTTATTTTGTCCTATTACTAGAACGAATTTTTTCAATTATACTTATATTTTATGCCAACTTTGTATCTTACTAGATCAACGCCAGTACTTGCCATATATTCCCATGATGAAAGATCGAATCAAACAACTAGAACAAGATATGATATGGAAGAAAGTATGTGATTACTTGGATTGGGAATATTTCCCAACAGTTTAGGTCTTTCTTGCAAAAGTATTTACGTGCAAGAAAAATATAATATAAATGTATAGTATAGTACGAATCATGACCATAAATTCAAATGGATACATACAGTTTTGGAATCCGGTTCCAGCAATCACTTCCAAAGAATTGCCTAAACCTCGTCCTTTTATGATGAAAAGTCTTTTTTCGGATAATTCTCTTGTATGTTATAAACCTGGTAGTTTGTCCATGGGTACGGCAACTAGTGTCCGTAATTTGAGTGCTAAATCTAGACGAACCTAAATAACATCGATCGGAATAATTCTTTTGATTTTTATAAAAAAGTATTATTTATTCTCTTACATTGGTCGTAGTGGAAGCCCGCCGATAACACCTAGACCAATACCTGTTCCTGCTCCTGAACGGGCACTAGCTCCCATGGATGGGACAAATACATCTAAAACAGAGAAAGTAGCGGCGGCCATTAGGGCAATCACCACAATTTCTTCTACATTCAAAGATTTCTTGGGAATGGCATATGCTGCAATAGCCACCATAATACCTTCCACCAAGTACTTAATCGCACGTTTGATGAATTCGTTAAAATCGAAAAAACTCATTTTGAAGTAATATATTATAATCAAATAAAAAATTTTTTTTACAAGAAAATTTTATAAAGAAAAAGAACTTGGATTATAACCCTATATTCGTTCTTTTGGGTAAAAGAACTTAAACATATCCCTTCCTTTTTATTAAAACCAGATATGTCTAAATCCACTACTGCATCGACAACTAAAAAACCATTTGAAATAAAAACCAATTCGGATGGATCCGAAAATAAAAAATATGTAGATTTGCTAAATGAATATCCCGTACTTCCAAGTCAAACCTATGGTTGTTATTCTTTCGTTTCTCCCGAGAAAATCATTAAACAAAAGGAATTGTTTCTTTTCGAAAAGTTTGTGAAACAATGGAATTTTACTAAATCTGTCAGTCAATTCTCCGATTTCTTGCAATTTGTATCTTTCAAATACAATATCAAAGTCGAAAATCTAATGGAAGATTTCAAACAATTCGTGCAAGAAGAAGAAAATGTGCTAAAGGCACAAGATGTGGTCGGAGATTTTGCGACGTTCCTCGAGAAAAACGAAGATCGATTAAATGACGCTTTCCAAAAAGAACACGGATTTCAGACTTCTGTCCGTGGATTTGTCAATATTGGTAATTTTGCAACATCAGAGGAAGCTGAAATGTATGCTAAAAAGATCCGTGAATCGGTTCCACATCATGATATTCTAGTAGGTCGTAATTTCGTTTGGACACCATTAGATCCAGACGCTTACAAGACTGGTCGTATTGAATTCATGGAAGAAGAATTGAATCAATTACATCATGAGAAATTAAAGAACGAACAGAAGGCAAAAGAGGATTTCGATAAACGGGTGTTTGACAGTAAGAAAAAAGCGATCGAGAAGAATGTCGAATTGGCGAAGAAATCCGGAAATGTTTTGACTCAAACCATGGACGAAAATGGCAATTTAGTAGGTGTGAGAGAGAATATCAATTTCGAAGAGAGAGAAGCGGCGGAAGAAGATACCAAGAAAAAAGATAAAATTACATAAAAACCAATCGATAGATACGAAAAACTAGAAAAATATATATCTTAGAATAGTAAGATATATGTTATAAAAAATGGAAATAATCCCATCTAAACATCCATTGTCGAATCGTAAGAAAAAGAATTCTGCACTAAATGGAAAAGCTTCACCTAAGAAAAAAGTATATTATTATGTGAAATTCTCTTTCACTATGACGTATATTTTATTACTTACTACCGCCACAATTCTAATTATTGAAGCAATACGAACACCGAATCCAGTGGTACGTCATGTATTGAATTTAGAAACATGTATTTCGATTATTGCTGGGTATTTTTATTCTGTATTCGTGCAACAAATAAATGAAACAGAGAAAAAAGGCAAAAAATACGATTGGGGTCAAATCTCTCAAACGCGGTATGTAGATTGGTCTATTACTACTCCCTTGATGTTGCTCACTTTATGTATTGTTTTGGGGAATAATATCAAGAAAACTGTCCCGATTGGTTTCTTTTTGTTAATCGTTCTATTGAATTATCTGATGTTATTGATTGGGTATTTGGGAGAAACGCAAGAAATCAATCGTTTCGTTGCTTCTATTTTAGGATTCGTTCCGTTTTTCGGTATGTTTTATTTGATTTTCTCTCGATATGTATTACCACGATACAGATTAGATAATTATATTTTGTTTGGTGTTTATGTTGGTATTTGGAGTATGTATGGTGTCGTTTATCTCTTGGAAGAAGAAGGAAAAAACATTGCGATGAATATCTTGGATTTGATTTCGAAGTGTGGTGTCGGATTAGGATTATGGGCGTATTATGTGAAAATTTTCTCTTTATAATTAATAAAATATATATCGTTGAATAATATATATTTTCCTTTCTTTTCTTTCGATAATGAAAAATATATGGTATAGTATTTTATGGATATTTTCTCCCATTGTGTTAGGATTAGGTTCCTCTGCCCTTTTGATTCCTAAAAACAAAATACCAAAAGTACGTTCTAAATGGAATCCACCAGGATGGGTATTTGGGGTGGTTTGGCCTATATTATATTTATTGTTGGGGTATGCCTCGTATTTGGTATGGCAAGATAAAACGGGAGAAAAAAATAAAAGGATAGGAAATATACTAGAAAAATATAGTATTCATTTAGTTTTATTATTATTATGGTGGCCATATTTTGTGTATTTTCCAAATGCTATTTTTGCAACTATTTCTCTCTTGTTATTAGCAATAAGTGCGGTATATATTGGATGGAAATTTTATAAAATAAATAAAATGGCCGGGTTGTGTTTAATTCCATATACCATATGGTTATTTTTCGCAACTTTTTTAACGAGCCGGACCGCGTAACTCTATCTATCTATAAAGAAAATACAATGTCAATACTGATATATTTATAATTGTACCTATTATACCTGCTACAATAAGTGAATTATCTCTTATAAAAAATCCATGTAACAACCAAAGAATATTTGTAATAAATATCAGTAGTAATGAATAAAGAGATAAATCAGTTACACTTTGGGTTATATAGGTTTTGTATAATTGAGGAAATAGTTGAATACAATTTACGAGTGGAGCTAAAGTGGCTACAATCACTGGTATCATTATATATATACGAAAGACTAAGAACCACAAGACGAACCCAAGAACAATAACTGCAAGAATAATTAATATTTATATTTCTAGTGTATTCCCAAGACCATTATTCTAGTGTATGCCCAAGACCATTACTTAGATAAACGTGAAAGGAGGGGTTGTAGGGGAACCATGGGTTCCCTACTTACCAGTTATTCTTTTTCACGGTGATTTGCGATCCGGGTTTTTTCTTTTTCGCGTTAGTGGGATCATATGCTTCATCTTCATCATCGGAACAAATACCTTTGGAAATCTCCCAGAATTCTTTCGATCCTAATTTGAAATTAGGACGGTTTTCGGCTTTATACCAGAAGATTTGATCATATAATTTATTCGATTTGGCATTATTATTTATGACTAAACACTCATAATTCTCCGTAGTTTGATCCATAACCGAATTGAACGATTCTAAGGTCGGAAACATACTTGCATAATTCTCCCAAATACGTTTTCGATTCGACAAGTAAGGTTCTCGCAAAATAAAAACATAATCTATGTTTGTTCTCAGTGCCGGAGGCACACCTAATGGATATTGCATTGTGATGATAAGCATGACTTTCCAGTGACGCCCGTTCATAAAGAGAAGACGCATTAATTTATCTCGTGTCCATGTACTATCATACAAACAATCGTCTAAAATAACAAAAGTACGAGGATCGATCGTACAACGTCGGTTAGTTTCCATTTCTTTTTGGATTTGTTTCATGACTGTTTTCTGGCGTCTTAATATATTTTCAATTAATACTGAACTATATTCGTTATGAATGAACAGTTTGGGAACATGAGCCGCATAAAACCCGTTACCGGCTTCAGTTCCAGAAATAACGGTTCCAATCGGAATATCTTGATGAAAATACAAGAGATCTCTCACTAGAAAGGTTTTACCGGTATCACGCCGTCCAATTAAGACGATGACCGGACCTTTATTTTCGTCGGCTTTAAATGTAATCCAACGCATATCCCATTTTTTCAATTCCAATGTCATTTATATTTTAAACGGTTATTATTTAGATGATTTTGGCGTATTATACTTAGAATGTTTGCTTTGGGTTAGCCCAAAGCAAACAAAAACACCACTACCAAAAATAAGAAAACAAACCAGTATCATTCCCACGATCATATTTGGTGGAAAATCCGTATGCCACGAACTGTCCCCATAACGGAACATAAATATGGGAATGATTCCCGAATAAAATGGCACTTATACTAAAATGACTTCTACTTAGAATAACTACATCGGCAATAGACAACAAGAATAAATCATATGATTCATCTTCATTGCAAATCACACGATAAGGTAACGGGATTAAATCGCGAGTAGAAGGGCTAGAAATAATCACAATTTCATGTTCTGGGAATCGCTGTTTCGCCGCATCGATTTGGGGTTGAATTCGGTCATATGGAATGGGGGCTTGAACATTCGGACAAAACCCATAATTATGCAAATGATACATTTCTTGCATATCCGCGTCTCGATTAATCATATCTCGATAATACCCGGCAGAAAACGCGCCATCATAATCCCACCAATCATGTACATCATCTAGACGTAAATGGATAGCGATTGTTTTTTTCGGATGGAAGGGGAGATTCTCGGTATAATGGTGCGGTGCCATCTTCCATAAATCGAGATGTATTTCTGGATATATTTCTCTCCAATAACTCCGGAAATCGGTACCAATCGATGTTAATGTTTTATACATCATTTGAGCGTAATCTAGTTTTTCATTAAAGACATTACATTCGTCTGGTTCTTCTTCTTTTGATTCTTTATCTTCTTCAATCGAAGATAAAGGAGAAAGAGAAAGATGATATTTCTCTATAAAACGCAATATAAGAATAATAAACAAACTAGACGAATATTTCAACGTTTCTTCCATATATCGTAGATGGAATTGATGTTTATGTGCATAAAATAGGCGATTTAAATACGACGTAATATGCGTACCTAGACGATTATTCCGATCACCATATAAAGTGATAAATGTCATCGTGTTTATAGTATTTGTATTTGTAGAAAAATATTTATGTTGTTTCGTTTCGTTCGAACCAAGAAAATGGAATAGACAATAAGATCATAAGTTCGGTTATCTATGTGCGATATTTATTATAACAAATCCAAGAAAATAGATTTAGGCAAAATAGGAAAAGACTATACGGATGTGAATCTAGAATCAACTAAGGATTCCATTTCTTATAATCCATTTCATATTCGCGATTTACAAAATTACAATCCAATATACTCCTTGTTTTTCGAAATGAACGACACGAATTACAACGCAATTTCTCTCAATCATCCAAATCATTTTCTAGATATGAATACGGTGGTTAGATGCGAAGGAGAAGGAGAAGTGGAAACGAAACTACCCAAAAATATACATATTAAATACGCGCCATTATTAGACCCGATTCATTATTTAATTGGTAAATATGAAAAAGAACGAACTCGTATCACTCTTCTCCCGAGTTTGATACCTTCTATTGGAATCCCCAAAATAGAAAGTGTATATAATTCCGCCTATATTGATTGTTTTTTCAGTTATTTATCGAGTAATTTATTTCACAAGAACGGGTTTCTGAATAGTATTGATTTTTATGGATCTTATCTAGGAGTGCAAGAAAAATTCCGAATGGATATTTCCGACGATTATGATTATTTATTAGAATCCGATTTCTTTCTCTACAAAAAGAATATCTTATACGAAATAGATTCGAATTGTTTTTTACCATCTTCTGATTATGTTAGAACCGAAAAAGGGGATTCTTTCTCTCTTAAACCGAAATTATCTTTAGGAGAAATATATTCTGAAAATATTGCGATTGATGTTGATGTTGATATAGAAACTCCAGAAATATCACTCGAAACTCCAATCGAAATCGAATCCGCACTAGAATTAGTATATGAAACAGAAACGAAAAAGGATCCTTTAGATGAAGAAGAAGATTCGGATGATTCTGAAGATAATAGTATCGAAAATCATTCGATCGATCTAGATGGGTCTAAAGAAAAAGAAGGAGAAGAAGACGAAACAGAAGAAGAATGGTCGGATATGGAGGATGACGAAGATTCACAAGAAGAAGAAGAACCATTGATACATGCCTATATTCACGATTTCCCAATACAAATGATATGTTTAGAGAAGGGAGAAGGTACTCTCGACGCATTACTAGAAAAAGACGAATTAGAAGATGCTCAAATTGCCAGTGCGCTTTTCCAAGTCGTCATGTCTCTTGCCGCATTCCAAAAAGCATATGATTTCACTCATAATGATTTACATACCAATAATATCGTCTATTTCACTACGGAATATACTCATTTGGAATATACTTTATTGGAGAAAACGTATAAAGTACCTACTTATGGTCGTATCTACAAAATCATTGATTTCGGGAGAAGTATGTATCGATTCCAAGATAAAGTATTAGGAAGTGATAGTTTTGCACCGGGAGGAGATGCGAATGGACAATATAATTGCGAACCATTTTTCAATCCCAAGAAACCCGAAATCAAAACGAATCCGAGTTTCGATTTATGTCGTTTAGGATGTTCGATGTATGATTTTGTTTTCGATGGATTAGAAGAAGACGAAATCCGGAATTCGCGAAAGAAATGGACAGAAGTACAGAAAACCATTGCTCGATGGTGTATGGATGATAACTGCAAGAATATATTATATAAATCGTCTGGAGAAGAACGATATCCGAATTTCAAATTATATAAAATGATTGCTCGAATGGTACATGCACATACTCCTCAAAATCAAATGTCATTTGGACTATTCTCTCAGTATGATGTTTCGAATATCAATGACAAGAAAAAGAAACGAGTAATCAAACCGATGGACCGTATATACAAGATGAATATCGATACGATTCCGAAATGTTATGTATAGAATCCTCTCAGGAGGATTTGTTCCTTCGGTATAGTTTGATTATATCGGAACATACACCTAAAAAATTGATGTATTTTCTTGCAAGAAAACCATCTTTATACCAACCAACTTTAACTTACTTAACTTACCTTACTTTAACTTTTAGAAAATAAAATGCAAGACGTCGTATTATTTATCCCTCGTATTCTCCCAAATGTCGGCAAGAAACAATTAGTCGATCGTTTTGCGGAATTACATATTGGGAGAATTACCCATATCCAAGCGAGATATCGCGTCAATGAAAAGAAGAACGAGTATTGGTTTGCCTTTATTACGGTGTCGTTTTGGAAAACGTCGGAAGGATGTCGTTTCTGGAACTCTGCCGTAGTATGCAAAGAAACCATTTGTATGGATTATTTCGAAAAAGGAGTATCGAAACATTTGTATTGGGAGATTCAATTATGTCGTCGTAATAATGGGAATTTGAAGGAGGTGAAAGAGATGCCTATATTTGAAGAAGAGACCAAAGAAGAGATTGTGGTCCAAAGTCTAATCGAAGAAGTGATTCTTCCACCTCTTCCAGCATTAATCAAAGTCAGATGTATGGGATTATTAGAAGAAGGAGAAATCGATGAATCGAATCTTTCGATGTCGAATCTTTCGACAAGAGATCATGTTGAAATATATCAAGATTATTTAGAATTAGAGAGATGTATTTTCGGATCCAATTATTTATGTAAATTATATTAGATTAGATTTTGTGTGTATTTTGTCTTGTCTTGTAAATTAAAAAAAATGAAAATATAAATAATGAATTTTGTCATTATTTATATTTTTTATTGATATTCTATAATGTGTAATAGGTAATATTTTTCATAAATAATTATGATAATAAGAAGAAATAGTACATTTTGAAACAATTATTAATCTACGGTTGTTTTAGTTTTAAGCTAGCAAGAAATGGTTGATCTGTGCAAGAATTAAAAGATACATTTGTTAATTTTTTTCCATCTTTTCCATCTTTTCCATCTTTTCTACTAAATAAATAATGGTTTGATTGTATTAATTCATTTTTATGTTTTTCTACTGTATTTAATTTATCATTTATTGTATTTTTATAATCAAAAAATCGAGGATTCTTTTTTAATCCCTCGTATTCATTATAATCTATAAAAATGTTCTCCATAATGATTGCTGAAGTGTCGTCTGATTCTGAATTTTCTAGAAGACAATACCCAGTGGGATGTAATTTTTTAAATGTATAAATTGTATCAGGTTCTAATACATATTCTGTTCCGGTGTATAAATTAGAATCCCCAGTATATTGTTTATCTGTTTCAAAATGATATTCTTTTAATTGTTTTACAACTGGTGTTGGTTCATTTACAACTGGTGTTGGTTCATTTACAACTGGTGTTGATTTATTTGAATTTGGTGTTTGTTTTACCGGTGGTTTAAACCAATTCAACGGATTCAGATTACTAGCCGGATTCAGATTACTAGCCCCCCCCCCTTCGCATTCTCCTAGAAGAACGAACATTCTTTCGTCTCTTGGATCCACGTTTCTTCAAACTCTTTTTACTTTTATTATTACGCTTACGATACCTACGTGTTGCCATTTTTTTCTATTCTAATACGACTATACTATTAGAATAGAAACAATAAAAAAACTTAGAATCCAGGTTCTCCGGTAAATCAAAAACCGGGTTCTCCGGTAAATCAAAAACCGGGTTCTTCGGTAAATCAAAAACCGGGTTCTTCGGTAAATCAAAAACCGGGTTCTCCGGTGAAAACGGTGGTAGTATCTGGTGCAAACACTGGTGTATCGGTAATCACAGAAAACAAATCAGTAATACTCTTGTCATAATGCAAGAGAATATAAGCACTCACAAAGGAACTAGAAAATACCATGATCGCATCTCTCGCAAAGGTTTTCAGAGGTTTCATCTCTTCGTCTAAATACTTCATCTCTAAGAATTTCAAAATACAAAAGACTAAAGTAATCGAACCAGCAAAAATCAAGACTTTTTCCATTTTTAATTTTGGATATATACCACAAATAAAAAAAAAGCTCACGTATCAAACGCAGGGAGCAGGGAACCCATAGTTCCCTTGCGAACCCTCCTTGCAGGGAACCCATGGTTCCCCCGCGCCCCCTCCTTCCATCTGGATATTTATAAGAGTCGAAATATATATTTCTAGTAGAACCCCAAGACCATTCCACTAAATAAACGTGGAAGGAGGGGCTGGCGAAGCAAACGGGGAACCATGGGTACTGCGTAGCGCCCTGCCTATAGATCCATAATTCCGTCTAGAGTTAAATCGGTATTTGCTAAATCTTTATCTAAATCGAAAACATCATCGAGAGAAAGAGAGACGGGTTCATCCATATGAATTTTGATTTTCTCTTGTCCTCCTCCTTCTTCATCGTCATCTTCGTTTTCTTCTAATTTCCGTTGAGCAGTTCTCTCGGTACTAATTTTCTCTAAAGTATCTACATCTTTGGGCGCCGTTTTCAAAGTACCATCGGAAAGAGCATCTACATCATTGAAAGTAAGACGAGTCACGACCGGGGTATCGTCTAAATTCTGAATAGAAGGAACGGTGACAGGTAATTCCTCGACCTCTTTGTTTTTCTCTTCGACTTTATCTTTATCTTTCATCTCTTCTCCTTCCGGTTTAGCATCTTCTCCTTCTACTTTCTCTTTCGATTCATCCAACTTTTCTTCTAAAGCTTCAATAATGACTTGTTCTTCTTCTTCCATGGATTCGTCTAAATATGCGCGAATAATGGCTTCGGTAGGAATACTCTCTCGAATAGTGGTTAAAATAGATTCTTGTATCATGATTTCCAATTCCCGACCATTTTTCTGGACTTGTAGATCAGAGATTTTCTTTTCAAATAGATAGACATTACGGTATAATTTTCTTGCACTATGAATATAAACCCGATGCAAGAAATGATCTAATTTGGGAATGGAAATATCAATCTTCTTTTGTTTGTTTCCAACACGGATACAAGTGAGGACTTTGAGTTGAATAATATGGACACATGTAATGAGATCTTCTAGATAATTACATCCACTTCTCTCGATAATTCTCTTTCTCTCTTCTTCGACAATAACGGAATTCCATTGAGGAATACGAGAAAGCAAATTTTGGAACGTCATCAAGTATTTATTGGTTTCGTTACTATCGACACATAATTTCCAAGACTCGTTGAAAATCGAACGGAACCCTTCTATCACTAGAGGAGTTAAAACGGAAACAAGACGCCCACACCATTCATTTTTGGATTCATGTAAATTCGAAACGACAAAATCATCCATTTTCTTGCAAAAAAGGATTTTAGAAATATAATATATTCTCTCGTTTTTTTTAAGTCGATTCGAACGATCATTGTTTTTTGTTCTTGGGATGATTATTCTGGGAATTATTGCAAGAAAAATATCGGGGGATAATGTATATAAAATGCCGAATTCACGAAATAGAAATATGATGAAAAAGCGAAATTCGATGAATAAAAAGGGAAAAGTAATGGGAAAAAAATGGAAAGGTGGGGCAGATCTTACAAAAAGATTAATATGTATCAGTGATTTGGAAGGATGCCAAGGTTCTCCACTATTATGTAAAACAGACACATTTAATATAATTAATAATATATTAAAACCAAAAGAATTATTTGATGACCATGTTGTATTTTTAGGTGATTATTTCGATCAAGGATCTCATATGATAGAATCTATTAATGGTATTGGTATGCTTATCAATGAGTATATTATTGGAAAAGAAAATCCAAAAGTACATATTATATTAGGTAATCGCGATATAAATAAATTTAGAATTTTATACGAAACATTACATTCTATTCCAATAGAAAATAAAGAAAATATTTGGCAGGTATGGAATAAATTAAATGATGGTATTACTACAAACAAAAACAAAGTTACAAAAATAACTGAAATACTACAAAACACATTTGGTAATGGTAATTTTGGTGCAAAAACTTTAATACAAAATATTCAAATAGAATGTGAAGAATATAATAAAGAAAAACCAATAACAGAAAAACCAATAACAGAATTAGATGGTTTATATATTATTTGTAAAATTTTCGCGGAAGATATATATTTATTAAATACTCCCAAATCTGAAAGTAATTTACAATTTTTCAAGGAAGATGAATTAAATATGGAATTGATAAAATCTGACTTTGTTACAAACTTTTGTACAAATGCAAGAAAGTTATTCTATTATGGTCGATTAATGTCAGCTTTCAATATTAAAAATAATGCAGAAGAAAAATATGTTTTAATGTCACATGCTGGTGGTTATAATAAATATATATTTAATCTTAATAAAGCATTATATGATAAAATTCAGGTTACTGATAATAAAGAAATAAACCAATATTTTCAATATATGGAAGATTATCGTAAAATGTTTTTAGAGGATAATACAATTTTTAAAATGGAAAATAATTCTGAATCAATAACTACATTTATGAATGATACAACTGGTATTAATTCGGTGTATGTTGAGTTTATAAATACAATTATTAATGCAGATGGTACATTAACCGGAAAAAATTTATCGGAATTAATAGATGATGGCGACCGGTCATTCAGAAAAAACTATTTTATATTACAAGCTCTTGGATTAAAACCGAATGCACCTAATATAATAGGATCTGGGTTTGTTTCTCCAATCGAATCATGCAGTTTTAATGGTGGATGTGGTGACGGTGTAAAACCACCAAATAATGAAATTGTTCAACAATTTTCAGATTTTGGTATAAAATATGTAGTAAATGGGCATATTCCACATTGTACTACTGTTCCATTGATATATCAGAGAAGTATTGAAGGAACTGATACAAGAGTAGTTTTTATAAATAATGATACTTCTAATGGATATACTCCAGATAAATATAAAAATGTATCAGAAATACCATTATCATTTTTAACAGCTAGTCAGGTTGGTATTGGGTCATTGCTAAAAAAAGATGAAATATCGGCAACATTAAATATAGATAATAAAAAAATAAAAGGATATAGCATTTCAGCAGATAATAATGAATCTTATACTAAATTAATAAAAGTTTGGCGTTATATGGAAACACCCAAAATAATATCTAATGGAGCTGATAAATATACACTTCAGGATGCTGATTTTACTTTAGAAATAAAGGGTGTTAGATTGCCATTAAGTATGAGTATTCCACAAACGGGTGGTAGAAAAAGATGTTCCAAAAAAATGATCAGAAAATGCAAGAAAATGACAAAACGAATGAGAGTAAAAAAAGGTTGTGGTCATTGCTGTTAATTACAAAACAAAAAAAACATAAATTATATTTATAAACAAATAAATACAATTAAAAAAACCCCACCACAAATCCCCTACTGTAAAGGAGGGTCTGGCGAAGCAAACGATGGCGCAAGCAATACCATGGGTTCCCGGAACCGGAGTTACATAAAAGACACGGTACGTAGATCGGCCTTCGGCCGATTCCACAAGAAATCCACTAAATACATCAACAACAATTTCTCACATCGGAATTCCGGTTTGATTTTGGAAAAACACATACATAAGTTCGATTTCTCGTAATCGGTCCATAAAGAAGAAGCTTTGACCCATGCAAGAAAATCATACGATGAAATCGCATTTTCATACATTTCCGATACGATGGAGGCCATCGCTGCATGATCCATTTCCTTTTTCTCTTGTTTTCTATCTTCAGAAGAAGGGTCAGAAGATGATAAAAGCAATCGATTCAAACAAGAAAATGCAACGGTATGTTCTTCTTGGTGAAAAGGATAGGTGCGTTGGATTTGCCATTGATGTAAATTCATTCTCTCGCCGGTCCTAGGATCGATATATTCGGGAACATAAATCTCACAGAAACGCGAGAGAATCGGATTCAATAATTTATGTTTATTTTCGACAATAATGAAAAAACGGGTATTATGACTAAACAATTCAATACAACGACGTAAAGCGGATTGAGCATCCATGGTCAAATGATCCGCGTTCAAGAGAACAATTGTTTTGAACCAAATCCCGCTATTGAATTGAACATTCGTTTTGGCAAAGAATTTCAACTCTTCTCGAATGAATTTAATCCCTTTTCCATGAGCACAATTGACAAACATGACATTCGCTTTCAACTTCGTCTCGCTACCATGATAAATCTCTCGCAAGAAATCATTCACGATGGTTTGTTTTCCAGAACCAGCAGAACCGTAGAAAATAATATGGGGAATACGATTCGAAACATAGAAAGAATGTAATTTCTCTCGAATAGATTGATGGATAATTAATTTCTGATGTTGATGTGGATTCATCTTTTTCTTTTATAATTATAATGGCGTCATTTTATGTCTTTTCAAAGGGTAAAGAATGAAGAGTAAAGAATAAAAAAGGTAGAATAATAAAAAATATAAACATAAACACAGTAATAATAAAAATAAAATCAAAATCAACAATGTATTTCTTGCAAATCTTTATGGATATATTTTATTTCACGAATATATATGTTTCTCTCCAATCTCCGATTCCGAAATTCTGCAAGAATTGCAAATATTTTATAGCAGATGATCCATGGTTTGGTACAGGTAAAGAGTTTGGTAAATGTAAATTATTTCAAGAAGTAATAAAAGAAGATAATAAATATCTAGTAACTGGTGAAAAAACGATTCACAAACCGCAATATAATTATTGTTCTGTTGCAAGAAACAACAAACTTATGTGTGGGAAAGAAGGTAAATTCTACAAGAGGAAACACGATCCAGAAGAAGATCCTTGAATGAAATAGACCCCGTGATTTCAGACCGAAGAAGAATCCATCTTCTGGATTTTAAGATCTTTGGTGAAAGCAAATCGTTCATGGTACATACATCGTCGTTTCAAATTACAAGAAAGACATGCGATCTCTACATTCCCAACATCATGTCCTAAAGCATTATCGATTCTCTCGACGGACCATTGTTTCGCTTCTCTACATACTTCATACCATAAATAAACCGGTTCATGACAATAAAAACAAGACAAATCGCATTCATATAATAATTGCAAGATATATTCTAGTGTAATAAATGTCTCCACCCGATAAATCCCTTTCTTGATATCTTGTGCTTTGTATCCATGTAATTTCTGTCGGATTTGTTCTCGCAAGAAATGTAATTTTTTATCATCTGGTTTCGAGTCGAATAGCCGCATTAAATGGTCTTTTTGCACTCCTACTTCAAAATCACTAGAAGAAGATAAATGTGTATTCCACGACGAGGTATTTGTAACGACGCGTTTTTTCTTGGGTTTGGGTTCTACTACTTTCTTATTATTTTTCGGATTCGGATCGAAATGAATGATTTTTTTCGTATCATCTATAACCTCCATCAAAATAAATATAAAATGAAGACTAGAATAATATATATACAATAATTGAACAAAATGTATTCTGCTTTAAATACTGCATCTAATTGCGATTACGCATCTTCAGGGGGGGTAGCACAAGAGGCAATCGATCATATATTAGAAAAAGAAACACAGAAAAACAAAACGGAATCATGGAATAAATTAAATAAAACCATCAAAATCCAGAAATTGCATCATTATGCGGAGAAATATGCGACGGAACATAGATACTCGGAAAGAGAATTGATGAATCTAAAAAAGTTTTTCTTGGAATCTCTTGAAAGAGGAAAACTATTGAAAACGAAAGAAGTGATATATGATAAAGATCAACAACAAATCGACGAAATACCTGGATTATTTTATCATCCAAACAATCATAATTTCACTTTAAAAATTGTCGATACCAAACGCGTATCGACATTAAAATCTTTAACACCTAAACGTGCATTAACCGAAAAACCAAAATTAATGATTCAGGAAGAATCGGAATCGCATGAAAAGGTTTGATCGAACCCATGTAAAGAGTATAAAGATTTCAAAAGAAAGAAATAAAAACGAAATGACAGTGTTGGTAATCTATACATTTCATGAGGCAAACCCGCTTACAGAAGCATTTATAGAGAAAGCAATATTCAAAGACGAATATGTCGATTTTCTAGTAGTATATAATCATCCAAGTGAGAAAATTCCATATAAACTTCCGAAATACGTCAAGAAATTATATCGAAAAAACGTGGGATTCGATTTCGGTGCATGGTCTTATGGTTTGGAACACGACAAGAATTACGAGAAATATGATTATTATATTTTTGCGAATGCATCTGCAGAAGGTCCATTCTTGCCATCCAATGGATTTTTCACAAAATGGACGGATTATTATGTCAATGGAATCAAAGAAAACATCTATTTATTTGGAAGTACGATTAATTGTGCAGCAATAAAAACTGAAATTGATCCTAGTAAATATGCACATGTACAAACATATGCATTTTGTTTAAATCGTAAAGCGGTGAAATATTTGAGAGAATGCAAGATATTTGATTTGGAACATTTTACTGAAAATTTAGAGGATACTATTAACCAAAAAGAAGTGACAATGTCTAGAAAAATAATAGAGAAAGGATGGAATATTGGTTGTTTGCATAAATATTATCGCGGTACAAATTTCATCGATCTTTCTAAAAATACGATAACATATTTAGGAGATGTGATGGCATTATGTCATATGAATACTTTATGGACAAAAGAGGAATTGGTATTTGTCAAAGGGAATCGAATGTAATGCAATTACTTTCGTACCCGAATCGAATGTAATGCAATTACTTTCGTACCCGAATCGAATGTAATGCAATTACTTTCGTACCCGAATCGAATGTAATGCAATTACTTTCCTATTCGAAAGAACAGAACAGACGGACCAAAATAATATATATCTATTCTTGCAATAATAGAATAGAATAGATATATGCGAAAATTATTCGAAGAAGAAATCGAGGATATAGAGCAAGAAATATATACAGAAATCGATGAATATTTAGAAACAAATCTATCTTATTTTTTCGAAGCGGAATTTCTAGAAAAAATGCGAGACGAAATATACACATGGATAGAACAACAATCGAAACTAGAGAATTGGAATATTGCAGACTTGCCACTAGATATAGAACATATGATACAAGAGACATGCCGATATTATGATATTCCTTTAAGACAAAACCAATCTACCGAGGTAATTCTATCCGAAAATCCCAAAACCCAGTATCGTGATAAAAAGAAAATCGAATCTATTCTCTTGAAATTAAATCAACAACCTGCAATAAAACAACGAACGAAAGAATGGTATGAAATCCGGCAAACGTGTTTTAGTGCGAGTAATCTTTGGAAAGTATTTAGTAGTCAAGCGCAACAGAATAGTTTAATTTACGAAAAATGCAATACAACTATGAATCAGAAAAAGACAAGAGAAGTATCCAATGCGAAGAATCCTCTCAATTGGGGAATCAAATATGAACCGGTTAGTATTCAGATTTATGAACATCGAAACCAAGGAACAAAAGTGAAAACGGATTATAGTTGTATTCTACATTCGTTGTATTCTTGTATTGGTGCATCCCCTGACGGAATTGTGATTTCTGGAGAGAATATTGGGAGAATGGTGGAAGTCAAGAATATATATAATCGAGAGATTACGGGTATTCCACTAGACGAATATTGGGTACAAATGCAAATACAAATGGAAACATGTGATTTAGAAGAATGTGATTTTTTAGAGACGAGAATTCAAGAATATGAAACCGAAGTAGCGTTTTATGAAGATTCTCTCGCAGAATACAAAGGAGTCATTTTATTTTTCTTAGCAAAACTAGATAGTGAAACATCCGCTTTTTTCGAATATATGCCGCTGTATATTTCTCTCGACAAACCAAGTATTCAGAAATGGATAGAAGATATGCAAGAAAAACATCGCGAATATGTATTGTATGAAACTGCCTATTGGAGATTGGATGAATATTCTTGTGTCCTCGTCGAGAGAAATAATGACTGGTTTTCTGCCGTTCTTCCTAAAATAGAAGCAGCATGGAAAATGGTAGAATCCGAGAGAATCACCGGATATGAACATCGCGCACCAAACCGAAAGAACAACCCACGCCCAGAAGGCGAAGGGTCTAACCGAAGGAACAACCCACGCCCAGAAGGCGAAGGGTCTAACCAAAAGAGTAATAGTATCGATTTGTCGAAACCAGAAATGCCTAAATTACCAGAAAACATAACAATTCAGAATTCAAATTCGAATCAGAATCAGATCAAAGTAATCAAATTGTCACATACTCTTCTAGAAGATTCGCCGTTAGATCTAGATCTACGTTCTCTTGCATGGTAGGCATAGGCACATCCAAGTTAGAAAAAACATCACTCCATTTCGCAAGAGAAACGGCATTGGATTCGACTAATTTCAAACTAATATATTTTTTCTTGTAGTAAATCGCCGAATTATTCTCTAGAAAAATATCACGTTGTTCTTTCAAATCCATCCAAGAATCGAAATAGACAAAAAACACTTCATTTTCAGATTGGTACCATTCTGCTAAATCAATACTCTGGGTACATATTTCAGGAGATTTGCATTTTTCTTCCCAATAATACCAGGGTTCTTTTATTAATTCCAATAAAAACGTTTTCGAAGGAATGAAATAAATGATTCCATGACCTAAATTCTCCCAAAGAGATTGGATATTGGTTTGATAAGGTAAATGCAAGAAACCTAAATATTCCGAAATATGATATTCATCTTGGTATCTCTGATATCCATCGTATCCATAAATATCATATTCTTGTTTGGTAAATGGTAATAAATCTTCATAGAATCGCAAGAAAGTACCTCGATTGTAAATAAATAATTTGGAATTATGAATCATGATTTTTTCTTTTGTTTCTAGACTATAATTTTGAGAGATTTGAGGGGTTAATCGGAGCAGATCCGTATTTCGAAAATGGATTCCGTGTATGACGGACGCGTAGTACTGATCATAACGATTATCGGCAAGAAAAAATACGCGAGGATGACGAGAACGGTCTGCATACAAAGTGGCATAAGCATGGTCGTGAATATGCCATGCTCCCCAATCAAATCGATTCGTAACATAGACGATGATATTCATCGAATGGTCTTCAATGTGTTGTAAAAAAGGACGCGCATACATAGAAGTGTCGGTGAAAAAGAGGGTTTGGTAACGTGCGGGATATTCTCGGGTTTGATAATCGGTCCAAATCTGAGAGGCATGTTCTTCGGTGATATGTAATGGGAATACACACGTTTCGGTGACGATTTCTTTACCTAAATATGCGAATACATTTTGTATATTTCTAGTGGTTCCAGAATGGTTGGTAATATGTAAAAAATGCATAACTTATATCAAAGCTAAATATTTTTTTATGTTTTTTACAAGAGAGGACATCTTTTTGAAAATCGATTTAGCAAATATATTTAATAAACGGCAAGAAACGATTTAAATTGTTTAACATGGTTCTTTCATGTGGTGTTTCATGCATACCTACCATACAAGGAGTATGCATCGCAAATCCGACGGCTAATGGGCCAGAAAGACCCGCTACTAATAATTCACAAGACGCAAGAATCACACACAATTCAGTAAAAGAGGTCAAAGTATGACATGGAACGGACGATAACCCCGTGGTTTGTACAAAATGGACATAGTGGGAGGGGTCCATGGTAATAAATACTAATTTATCGCCATATGTTTGGTATATTTCTTGAAAATTAAAATATGCCGAATAACGATAAGAAGTGGTATTGACAACGACTTTATTTTCCCATTTTGGATCTTTAGAAATAGAGGTAGGTAATGTGATCCATGGATGTTTTCCCCAAGAAATACGATAAGTACCATGATAAATAAACCACCAATTATCAAAGAATAAATAAGGACTATGTCTCCAATCATTTAGATTAATATCAAATCCTCCGTCAGTTTCTGGACAATAAATAGAAAAAGAATAGATATACTTTTGTTGGCTAACTATTTCAAACATATCATCATATGCTTTTTGCATACCAAATCGAAATTCATCTCCTCCACATGTTTCCGAGAGAAATAAAATCCCTTTTCTTCCAGTTTCGTAATATTTTTCTTTGATGACGGAAAGAGAATGAATACAATCTCCAAATCTACCTCCATTCACATATCGTATTGGTTCTAGTGAAAATACGGTTTGTAAAGGTTTAGAAATCGCGTAATCTGCAAGAATAATATTCGTTTCTTTTTTGTTATCTTCTTCTACTGAAGGTTCGAAGGAGATCGACGGGATTTTCATGATTTTCGAGAGAATTGGTTCAAAAACCGCATCTATTCGGACAACATCATACGAAATACTTAAATAAAACAATTCAGATAATTTCGAAAATAAAACGTCTTCGTTTTCTATAGTAAGATAACAAGACGAAACAGCATAACTTTTTTGTTCTTGTATAGTGGAATCTAATAAACAATTAAAGAAATGTTTCAATCGGAATCGTTTTTGATTATACTCGAAAATGTCATGAGCTAAAGTAGCATATCCTAATAAAGAATTCGGATCCATTGTTTTTATAGTATCCGTCATCGTCCAAATCGATTCATTCACAAATCTCAATAATGTATAAAAAAACGGTAATTGTGTTTTATAGGTTTGAATTTCGGAAAGAGCATCGATTTCTTTTTGGATTTCTTCTAATTTAACAGAATCGGTTATTTTCTGGCGTTTTAATTCCAAGATAGAGAATTTATCTATTGCTTCTCCAATAGATACTTCGCATTTCATAATAACGTGGCTAGTTAGACAAGAAAGATAATAATATAAATTCGAAAGGTTTATATTATTTTACACCATTGAACAATCCGTTTTTCTAGACGAATTCTCTCAAAATGTCTTCGATAGTATATTTGGGTTTCCATCCTAATTCGTGTAATTTTCGAGCATATCCAGAAACATGAATAGGAGAAGATTCGATTCCATTCCTGGTTTCGGTCTGAATATGAATCACTGCTAAACCGGTATTCTTGTCGTAATATCCAGTATAATTCTCTCGTTTCTCCAAGAAAATATCAAATTGAGCATACATATCGATAACGATTTTTTCCACTTTATACGAATACTCACCAGAAAGGATATAATTATCACTAATGGAAGGAATCAGAATTCGTTGAAATGCATCGGCTACATCATGTGGATGTACAATATTTCGGAAGGAATCGAGACTACCTAATGTCAAAGGTTGTCTGGTTTCTCCATTAGACCATTCTCTTGCATGTTTAGCGATTTTATTCAATAAGAAATCACCGGTTTTCTTACTCGATTCTGTAGTGAAAAGCACGACATTCGAAAAAGTATGTCCATACGTCTCTCGATAAAAATCGACCATCGAAGACCCCATTATTTTCGCAATGGAATAAGGATGAGTATGATATTGGTATTTATCATTGACTCCTTCTTGTATATCATAAGTACGATGCCCATTATAAACAATACTACTAGAAACATTCAGTAATTTTGTCTGTTTCCATGCATGACGATAAATAATGTCGCAAATATAGGCGATAAATAAACCATTCGATTGTAGAGTTTCGATCGGATGTTGAAAAGCATACAATGAAGAAGAAATGGATGCTAAATGGAGAATTGCATCTGGTTTCACGGTTTCCAATACAGATTCTAAAATATCTTGGTGATTCATGTCAAAAGAAAAAACCGTATTCTTTTTTTGCGTGTCGTTTGGAAGAGATCGTTGAATACCATAGAGAGTATATTCATTCTTGAATTTCTCTTGCATATATTTTCCAAGAAATCCACTCGCACCAGTAATCATCATTTTCGGTAAAGCACTGACGATTTCAAAGGTAGGAAAAGGAAAGATAAGTTGTCCTCCACCTTTTAAATATTCGGATTCGCGCGCAACAATTTCTTCACGGAAATGCCAAGGTAACACCAACAAAAAATCCGGAGGATTCGCGCGCATCGTTTCTTCTAGAATAATTTCAATTCCAGTCGAAGTCATTTTCCCGACTTTTCGCGGATTTCTCTCGACCGCATATGGAATTAAGGTCTGGTCTATATTTGCATATTGCAATAAACAATTCCCTTTGGTAGAAGCACCATAAATCTGTACTGTTTTGCCATTATTATGTACAACGATATCTAAGAAATCCACTAATTTCTTGATTTCGTAATCACATTTCTCCATAAAACGAACAAAAGTATTTTCAGAAAAAATCCCATAATCCAACTCTTCTTGTAAAATGCAAGAAATCAATTCAGTACATTCTTGGAATTTAAGACATGTTTTCTTGGCGAAATAGACACGAAAACTACCACCATTACAATCGTTGAATTTCACATCGATGATTTTGAAACCAGCACGATCTGCGATTTCTTTGACAGGAGAAAGAGAATAATATTCTAAATGTTCATGACAAATCGTATCAATACTATTGGAACGTAACATGGTTAATAAATAACTCTGTTCGCAAGTCCAAATACCATCCTCTTCTAAAATCTCGTGAATATCTTTCGCGAATTGAACCGGATTTGGTAAATCATAAAACATAGAAATCGAACTGACGATTTTCACCCTTCTCTTGACCCCATACTTTTCTTGGAAATTTGCAAGAGTAAAATAAGTAGGTAACAATTCCACATCACCATAATACTCTTGAAATTGACTTCCGGTAGGATCGACCCCAATTCTAGCATAATCACTAGAATAATAATTCAACATAGTAGCATCATTACTTCCAATATCGACCACGGTATCTCCTTCTTGCAAATCTACTTTCGAGAGAATTTCGGATTGATATTCTTTCAAATGCGTACGCATAGTATTACTAATCCCAGAACGGTAACCATATTCATGTTCATATAATTCAGCGGAATCAGTAGTTTCTCTTAATTGAATCAAACTACATTCCCGACACATACACAAGACGATCGATGTTTTAGGAGTAGAAAAATCGCCATAGGTAGGAAAACGAGAAGTGATCACTTGTTCTCCTAAATCGATAACATTTATTAAATCAGCACTATTACAAATCCGACAATGTTCTAGAATCGAAACGATAGACATTTTTTTGTAAAAAAACCCATAAAAATCTTTATATGTTTTTTATGGGTCTAAACGAAACGAAACGAAACGAAATGAAAGATTATAATCTAAGATCCTGGATTCGATCGATGATATCTTGTGATTTTAAACTTTGATGAGTTTTGCACAAACGAATGGTTCTAATATCTATTAAATCCGGATGTGCATACCAATCTTCAAATGGTTTATATCCGCCTTCCCAATAGACTAATACATCTGGAAAAACAAGTTCATAGCCTCTTTTCTTAAAAATTTCTCTAGAAAGATTCCGAGTATGAAAATAATCACCACGATAAATATCGTGTTCAAATGTAACAGTGGCGAAGGTATAATGATCAAATACGGTATTATCCAAGAGAACCAAGGTATCTAAAGTAGATTTATTATCGACATCTAGATCTATTTGTAAATAATCGATATGGGTAGGAAAGGAA